AAGTCGCGGACAAACAACTGCATCAGGTTTACTCTTGATGTAGAAGGCAATCTCTATAATATGATGCAAGCCATCAACAATAGAACCTATTATCCGAAACGTTCCATTTGCTTTGTCGTTAGTCGCTCCAAATATCGTGAGGTTTTTGCGGCCGATTTTGCAGACCGCATCATTCATCATTACATCAGGCTCCGATTAGAGCCAATAATCGAACAAGAATTTAATGATCGCACTTTCAACTGTAGAAATGGCAAAGGCACTCTGGCCGGTGTCGATCAGTTGAAGAAAGATATAATCGAGTGTTCAAATAACTACACTCAGGATTGCTATGTAGCCACCGTTGACATCAATAGTTTCTTTATGTCTATCCCTAAGAAACTGGTTGAGGATATGGTTGTCAGACTGGTGGAAGAAAAGTATCACGGCGAGGATAAAGACGATTTGATTTATCTATGTCATGTGGTATTAAGTCATTGTCCGGAAGAGAATTGTATCAGACAGTCATCTGAAGCAATGTGGAATAATCTTCCAGCCAGCAAATCACTCTTTACAAATGGCAATGGATTGGGTATGCCTATCGGGAATCTTCCATCTCAGATGTTTGCCAACTACCTTTTGAACTCTTTGGATTGGGCGATTGAAAAGGAGTTTGGTATCAAATATCACGGCAGATATGTGGATGACATTTATTTGGTGGCCGATACAAAAGAGCAAATTCTAAACGCAATTCCAAAAATTAGGGTCAAATTAGAATCTCTTGGATTAAAACTATCTCCAAAGAAATTCTATATGCAACATTATACCAAAGGATTGGACTTTACCGGCGCCGTAGTTAAACCGGGAAGAGTTTATCCATTAAATCGTACAGTCACCAGCTTCCGGCATAGTGTTCACAGACTGAACCAATGTCGTACCAAATCTCAGATCATCAAGGCTTTATCCTCAGTCAATAGTTACTTAGGATTATTAAGGCATTATGATAGTTATGCCATCAGATATAATGGACTTATGGAAATTGAACCTCGTATTTTCAAGTGGGTTTATATCAAAGGTCACATGGAAGTGGTCAAACTGAAAAAGAAATATCATCCTCGGAATCGCATCAGATACCGTCTCAATCATAATTATCAAGATAGATTATCACTTCCTCAGCCTATTGCAGAATTTGAGGAAAGAGATGATAAAGATAAATATATCAGAATGTTAGTTGAATACACCTCAATTAATATTCCCCCTATTCCCATACTTGAAAGTCAACGAGACTATTAATAATAAACACCAGTTTTAACTTTCAAAAAAATCTGAACAATGGACCAGATCAACAACAACAATGAACCTGTAGTAGAACAGGAAGAGGTTATGGCTCCCGAAGAGTCTGTCATATCTCCTGAAATGCTTGCCGAAATGGAAGTACAGAAGGATATGGATCTTCATGGCAACCACGTCCAGAAGATCGGCGGTTGCGCTGTAGTAACAATCGACGGAGAGGTTGTCGCCCTCGAAATGCCGTTCAGCTATCCTCAGCTGCTCTCGACGCTCATCAAGCGCAAGTATGACACTGATCAGTCTGAAGCCATCACAGCCAACTTCCTGGCTGCCCGCACCGGCACAGTATCGGAAGAGAAAGCTGCTGAGTATGCCGCCGAATACGAGGCTTACCAGGCATACCGCGATCTCGCCAAGACCATCGCCAAGGAGGTAATGGGCATTGAAGCCTAATTTACCGCCCGCATGAAGCCGTCCTTGGATAAACTATGTCCTTGGACGGCTTTATTCCATAACAAATAATATTGAAAAATCAATGGCGCAATATAAAGTCCGAAGCGGACAAAATATATACGATGTAGCATTGACTCTCTATGGCAGTATAGAGGGCATTTTTGATTTGTTGATAAGCAATGAATGGCTCAATATGGAAACCCAACTATCCTATGGTATGGTTCTTAACTATCATGAAGAGTTTGCTGTCAACAAGAGCATTGTAATATGGCTAAAGGACAATAATGTGCTGGTTAAAAATGGGGAGCATATCTATCATTATCTTGATATAGAGGAACTGGTCAAGAGTCATATTGCAACCTATCATTCTGCCATATACAATTCTCTCTCGGAAATGTCATCAGATGAGCAGAATATGTATTGGGAATCACTCTATACTCCCCGGATTGTCATACATCAGCAAGGTCAGACCACAGATATGATAATGCGGTTAAAAGCCGACACTCACCTTATAGTGGACTGGGGAGATTATTCTGCTCCTCAAATAGTAGAAGGAACTGAAGAGCAAGAAGTCGAACACTGCTATAAGGGGTCCGGAAAACATATCATTACTTTCTATGGTGACTTTGAATGTTCAAAATTGGATTTCCGCGAACTTAATGGTATTTATTATCCCCTCGGAACTATTTATGCCGATGAATTTCTTTCGGTCTTAAATATTGAGGACTTAAATAAACTGATAATCACGCAATGAGAAGTGTAAGTCAAATATATTCCGAAGCTGTCAGCACACGAAACAATTATCTCCAGCTGACAGAACTCAATACCGGCCGCAGCAACAGTAAGCTCAGTATGTTAAACTTGCTGACCTATGTTGTGGCTGTCTGCATACATACTTACGAGGCTGTGCTTGACCTATTTCAAGTAAGGATTGCAGAAGTTCTCAAAGGTCGCATCAATGGCACTCCAGATTGGTATGCAATGATGGCCAAAAAGTTCCAATACAATAGTGTGACTGAAACTGGAGATGAGCTACGTTTCAATGAAGACACAATGAAAATTGAATACGTCCAGCCAGACACATCTCACAGAATTATTGAAAAAGCTGCATGGCAAACTGATGATATGTCGCTCACTTTGAAAGTATGCAAAGCCAATGACAACTCTAATGAAGTCAATAATGGTATTCCTTATATGCCTCTCAATGATTATGAGCTGACCGCTTTCAGAATGTATGTTCAGCAAATCAAATTTATAGGAGCCGACATTTATTGCGAAAGCTCTCCCGGTGACATAATCACCATTATTGCAGACAAGCACAATCCCATTTATTATAATGACAGTTATGTGACGGCAGCCCAGGCATTGACGGAATTGCAACAAGCAATGATTGATTTCGCTAATGAACTGGAATTTAATGGTATGTTCTACTACCAGTCAGTTCTGGATGTCATTAGAAAGACCGAACACATTACTGACATCAGTAACAGCATTAAAATCTATGTCAGCTCATATAATACAACTGATCGAAAATATGATGAGCCGGTCGAACTGAATAATCGTATCAGGTTGAAGAGTGGCTATATCCGTCTGCTTGACACCAATTCGGTTATGACCATCAATAGTGATAATCTTACACTGGTAGCAGCTTCAAAGATGGACCAGTATTTAGCCTCTCTTGACCAAGAATGATAAATATTGATTTCACTAATATTGACAACGCCAAGTTAATCGGCCGATTATTGCCTTTTTGGGCAAGGGGTAAGAAAATCTCCCTGCTTCTACAGGCTATTCTCAGTCCGATTGCCTCTGCCCATAGCCGTTTTAAGGCATGGGGATTAGAGCGATACATTGAATGTCATATCACTGCTCAGAAATCATCTTTGGAGTGGTATCTGAAGTATCGCCTTCAACTTCATTTTCTTAAAGAAAACGATAATTTCTTCATCACCCAGGGTATCAATGAATCTCTCTCTTGCTTCAGTAGTAATGTCTGGAGAAATGGATTACACTGGGATAATGCTCTTAGATGGAATGTTGATACTGAGCCATTGGTTAGTATGAATATGAATCTGACCTGCATTAATACTGGTATGTGGGAGAATCGTATGCTTTGGAACAATGCTCTATTGTGGGATAATGAGGATAACGGCAAAAAGTATAATGATGATTATCTGGAGTCGATTGATCAGACTAATGTTTATGCGCCAGCCATTGTCGATACTGTCAATTACAACCACGAGGATTATGAACGCGATATCCGAAACATAATGTCGAAATTTATGATCAACTTCAATAAGATAAACATCATAATTGCAGATACCGAATATTAATTTCAAATTCAAACAATATGAAAGTTCACAATCTGGGCAATGATTACGCCCATCAGAGAAAACAGAAACATCAGGAAAGTGTGTCGCCTGAACAGCCGACAACAACCGAAGTAATCCCTGAAACCAATGTTGGAGATCAAGTTCAGAACCGGGGAGAAGGAGAGGTTGTGGCAGCAACCACCGAAACCTCAGACCCGAAGTCGAAGTCAAAAAAGAAAAAAGAAGCCGGGGCCGAAAATAAACTCCCGGAAGATTAAGGTCAAGTTCCACGAGACTGCATTAGGACACTTCCTTTTCGTATATGCTCCAGTTGAGTATCTGTTACTTATGGAGTATCGAAATATCATTAAAACGGCAGACAGAAGTCGCACTATCAGTCATCAGGTTATTGAAACAATCGCTCTTAATAGTGAAAATCCAGCCTTTAAGACGGCTCGTTTCCGAAGAGCGTTAATCTCATACCGTCGATTTGGATTGAAGCCCTTACGTCCTACGGGATGGACTCTGAAAGATGCTGTTTACTATGCCAGAAACAGTCATTACATACACAAAGCTGTAAAACAATGCACCGAGTAATAAGCCCGGTGCATTTATTATTAAAATTTCTTCCTGCTTGAAAATATTGAGTTGTAAATAATCTTGATTGGTGGTGGACCATTGACAATGGTGCCGCAAGGTAAATCTTCGTTGGACTGTGGATTATACCACGATTTATTTGCAATCTGGGTAGAAGAGTCTTGACCTATGTAAAATTCTTTGAGTCTTAAATCATTTTTTAATCCATGCTTCACTCTCAGATGATATTCCCAGTCTGTTAGTGTGATTACCTGATCACATAAGCGACACTTGATTTTTGAACGAGATAAGTGTTTCAAAATAACAAAGAAATCTCTAAAATTGGGATCATCTACTTCATCGTGAAATCGAGCCAAATGTTTGCGCCACTTGGTAACTTTAAGGGTCTCACCACATATCAGACATTTTACCAGTGGCGCCGGTTTAGGATCGCATTTCTTTTTTGCCACTACTTACCCTTCTGTTTGATACGCTTGAATACAAAATTTATCGTATTAGTTCGTGTATTGTCTTTCATTCCGGTATGATAACTTGCATCTCCAAAATTCGGAAAAACAGTCTCAACCGTTGTGTAAGCACTAACAAGTTCCCAGCCATCTTTACCATAAAGATTAAGAGAATTAGGAATAGCTGATGCTTCTGGAAAGTTTAGTGGTTGAGAGTTGCTTAACTCTATTAGTGCCTCTTTATCATTCGGACTATACACTGTGGGCAACTTGGATCCAGGGAATGATACAATAGTGTACTCCCATTGTTGAGGGGTTGCGTCCTTGTTGCTACAAGCACTCAGCAACAGAGCAAATAAAAGAATGAATATCGACTGTCTCATAGCCATTTTGAATTTGTTGTTATCAGTACCAATGTACGGAAAGTAGCGCAAAATTACTAAAAATCTTGCACCCAGACAAATGAAAAATCGCAACCTCCAGTTTATGACCGAAAATTGCGATTTTCATTTTGCTTGTGATACTTACCATAAAAGCCTTGTTATATTCCTCAGAACACCACCTTCTACCTTGTATAATCGTTGATTGGTCTTTGTAGAAGTGAGAGGACCTAACTTTTTGATAAATGGGCCAAATTTCAAGTAATCAAAATTTTTATATTCAGTAAAGACTGTGATAGTCTCTCCACCACTATACCAAGCTATTCTTAACTTAGGATAGTTGGCTCGAATGTGGCTGGCAAGTTCGTTAATCTCATCTGGCGCAATATCCCCACCCATAAACAAAACACAAGTAATGTCTTGCAGAGTTGAGTCTATCAGCATATTGAGATTTTCATAAGATAACGGCTCTCCAAAATCTTCCCATAGCTGTTTTGCATTACACCCCTTACATCTGAAAGGACAGTTAGTGATATTGATTACAAGAGACGCCTCACCAGGAATCTCTTGTGATCCTATCATTATGTCGCTATACTTCAGCATAAGGTCAACTGCATTTAGAATAGCCACAGGACGGACATGTCATGCACCCTTCTACCATCTGGATGGGCTCTCCACACTTGGGGCATTTGGGAGAAAGTGCCGGATTCTCAGCAATCTCGGAACTGTTATATATCCAATGCCCATCCAAAATATGACGATATGCTTGCATCTGTTCCAACTGCAATTCACGACACATATCAAGCAAAGCGTTACCAATTGCAACAGGACAACTGGAACCCTTGGAGGTATCTTTCTTAGTTGCTGTTCTCACAGCATAAGATGGACAAGTGCCACTTGACAGAAGCTGGTCAACGATAGCTTCTATTGGAGTTCCTGCACGAGCGGCAAGTGATGTCATACGAGAAAGACCTGTCATAAACAATGCACACCCACCCGTAGAACCTTTACTAAAAAATGTTTCAACCAATTCTCCAGTGTTCTTATCAAACCAAGCAGATAGATGAAGGGTGCCGCACCCGGTTTGCAAAGTTCTCTTTTTCCCAACAAGATCGTCAGAGGCTCTTTGTATTTCACCACGTTTAAGACCTGGTTTCTCTTCAGTTTTTTTCTCCTCTTTGGTTAGAATAGCCTGGCGCTGACAGCCATCACGCCAAATAGTTGTACCCTTCAACCCCTTTTTCCAAGCAAGAAGATAGAGATTGGCTACATCTTCAACTGTGGTAGAATTAGGCAAGTTCACGGTAGAACTGATAGACGCATCAATGAAGCGTTGTAACGTGGCCTGAACCTCTATACGTCTCTCATAAGGTATCTGTTCTGCTGACACAAAATATTCCGGGAGAGCATCACTCCCAGTCACTTTTTTATAATCAGCAACAATTTTTGAATCAACTTTATAATCGGTTTCTTCTTTATGGAGTGATACTGTGCGGCGATTGTATGAGAAAGCATAGTTTGGTTCAACTCCGGTGCTGACCTGAAGCATGGTGCCGATTGTTCCAGTGGGGGCGCAAGTGAGAAGCTGTGAATTGTAGAGACCGTATTCTTTAATCTCATACAATACTTCTTGGGGGAGGTCAAGATTGCGAATAAAATCGCACTTAGTCATCGCTTCCTTGATTTCGGGAGTACAATTCGGGAAACACCCTTTATCTTTGGCAAGCTGCAAAGAGGTTTTGACGGCTGTACTTGCAATCAGATGATAGATTGTTTTAATGACTGAAATAGACTCCGGCGCACCATATTTAAGACCGCACATCAGTAATAGATCTCCAAGACCCATAGTTCCCAGACCGATCTGACGCCAGCCTGCAACAGAATCACGTTGCTCCTGAAGAGGGTGCAATGGTAATCCTTCCATCAGTACGTCATTCAAGGCATAAATGGCGCACTCAACAGCTTTTGCAAGATCATCATACCTAATGATAGGATGGCCCGTAAATGGGTTCTCTACAAACTTGGAAAGGTTAATACTTCCAAGGAGGCAAGAACCACCAGCCGGCAGAGGCTCTTCAGCACAGTTGCCAGTGATACACCCATTTGCTATGAATGTGTGATTCTTTGGTTCGTTAAAGCAGAATACATCTTCTTTGCCACAAGGAACAATAGATTCAACTTTAATAAATCTGGTAGCATTACGATTAGGGGCACTAAATACCTCAACTCTATGAGTTTTTAATCCAGCTATTAGCAGAATCCGCATATTGGAAGCATTAATTGTAAGACGATAAGAGTCTTGACAATGATACTCCTTGGACTCACCCTTTACACTGGATGGCAGTTGTCTACTGTCTTCCTCGTGCATAAGAGAAATAACACCGGTGCTACCCAACGTATTGAGCATATATTTGATTTTCAAAAGAAAATCACGATTAATACTCGAAATTGATATAGCACCATCCTTAGAGTTGCGACACCCATCAGAGTCTATTATACCAGCCAGCCAATCCAGACGGTCTTGTACGCTAAAGGTAGTGTCGGGCACAAACTCTTTATGATACTTAACATTAACTGAATATGTAGTTGACATTGAATCTCCCCCTCTCTGATTTATAGTATCACAGAAAGGAATGCAATATTTTTTTCTGCCATAGAATTTGATATATGGCGTAACTCTGTCTGCACAATAATATCCATCGCCACTAAAGAATCCCTGAGTATACATACACACTCCAGAATTTTCCGAAGGTCCACAGATTATTGGGAATGCACATTTGATTAGCTTTTCACCAACCTTGATGTCTTTAAGCTGTTTACGGGTATCTACTGCCTTATGATAGGTTCCAGTATTAATTGGAAATTTGTGATAATCCGTACATTTGATAGAAGTGCCGTCGCTAAAGGAAATTTCATACACTTGTGCATTATTTTCCATAAGTTTTGGCTCCACTTCAGACCATTCATACCCATTCCACACCACACACTTATGACCAACAAGTGATGCTATGGACGCATAACCATTCTCTGTCAGAACAAGAGTGTCACCTGTAACACATGGGTTTACTCCTGCATACTTAAACCCAGTGTTTTGGAGAAGATTGTAATTAGCAATACGATCCCAATATAGAATACCAGGTTCAGCCATCTCCCAGTTGCGCTGAGCAAGAAGCATAAAAACTTCTCGTGCATTTACAATCTTTGTAATCTCTGAGCCATCTTCCATAGTGAAATGGAGAGTAAAGTCTGAACCACTTTCCACAGCCTGCATAAAAGCGTCTGTCATGCGAACGGAAATGTTCGCTTTGGTACATACATCGAGATTGGATTTCAAGTTAATGAACTCCACAAGGTCAGGATGCTCACATGAAATACTTATCATTAATGCACCGCGTCTTCCCTCTTGCCCGATAAGACCGGTAATGTAGCTGTAAAAGTCCATAAAGCTCACAGTACCTGATGTGCTTTTAGCGGCATTATTGACCGGAGCATTTTTAGGTCTGAGATTGCTTACATCGACACCACTGCCGCCTCCATAACTGAATGTACGAGCGAGTTTAGAGCCAGCCTCAAAAATGGACTCCAGAGAATCCTGTGGCGGTGTCAGACAGTAGCAATTACTATAAGTAATCTTTCGGTCAGTCACACCACGATTTGAGAGTATTCGCCCGGCGAAGATGAATTTTTGTTCTTTGATAAGTTGTCGGATCCGCTCATTGCCTCCTGATACACGATCCAACCATCCTTCAAACGTCTCATCTCCTTGCTGATATTTGTTGTGCCAAATATCAACTGATAGCTTCTCATTGTTCAGCCATTCCTCAGCAGTCATGCTGGGATTGTCTGAACAGCTATCATTTGGTTTGATAGTTTTTGATTGTTTCATATAATAAAAATATTGGGCTGGACATAACGGTATGCCCGGCACCTAATAATAGATTAGAGAAACCCAAAGTAATGTTTCAATGCCAAGATCACTTCTGTAATCCCTTCTATAGAAGTAAAAACCGGCACATAGCCAATAAAATCATCATTGGCTATTTTGTAATCACTTATTGATAATTTTTCGACATCAGCTCGGAACGCACAGTATTCTTCATCAGAAAGTGGCTGATCACTTGAACTGAGACGTTCTAAAAGGACATCTACCCAGACTGGAGCATAGAATTTGTTGACTCCTTCCGGAAGATTAGATTTTCTGACCTGAGATTTGAGGATTACAAGTACCAGAGGCAAGATTTCTTCCAGGGCTTGAAAATCTCTGGTGTGATTGTGATTTTCGAGCACAGAGACGGCTTTTTTCAAATCATCAAGAGTATAATTATTCATTTCCATACTCTTCGCCCTCCCCACGCTCCAATTCTTCGATGTGTGATGAGAGTACGGACTGTATGTATTCCATATCTCTCATCTCATTCATCAGTCTGCTGACTTGTTCTCCTTGGAGCCAGTTTAAGACCAAAGAAAACGCAAGCAATATCAGCAGTAAAACAATTAAAAGATTTTGTTTCTTCTCTTTCATTGCTGAAGTTTTTAAGAAACACTGCTTTCATCACTTGCGCTCGTGTGCGCTCAAAAAAATATTCATTGCGGTAGTTTACGAACACAGTTACCCCTTATAGGGGGTTAAACTGAAGTCTCGCCCTACTCGCTGTGCATTGCTTATTCATTGCGTACAGTTATACTGTTGCACAGGGCAAAATCTTATTTATAGTCGCACTTGCCTAATGATGATAATGCGGATCATCATTCCTACCCCGCGACTCTCGCTATATCCCTGCGAGTCTCAGACGTGCCCGGTGGGTTGTGAATATGCCGTCAGCACCATAGGTGTTCTTGAAGTTATCTCTCGGCTCATAGAGCCTTGGCATTATCATTTGCCGCTCCCTATGGATTTTTCGTCCCAGAGTGTTTCATCTTACTTGCCAACGACTGCTTTTTGCATTAACTTTGCATTGCATCTATCCACGCATCGTTGTTGTGCCGGATTGCCATGTTGCAGAAGTTAAAGGCCCGCTACGGCTTTCAATGTTGTACTGGTGGTTGCTTGAAACACTCAAAGCTGGCACCAGGCAGTGTTGTGGAATTAGGGGGAAAAAGAATAACCCCCGCAAGCCAAGGTGGTGTACGCTTACGGAGGTTAGGGAATATGTTGATGATGCCTTCGGCGATCAAAAATATATTTATTATCTTCGCTTGCCGAAACACCACGTTCAACATTGCGATGCAAAGTTAATGCTAATTATTCTTCGTTCCAAATAATTTCGCAATAAAGTGAGATTATGGATTTAATTTTAACATTTATTTGCAGTTGCATTTGTTAGTCTTTATAATGCTCGCGTGTGCGTAAGAGATTTTAACTATACATCATAATATATAATTAAAATATTATAAACCAGCGCATTATAACATTTTTAGTATTCAGTATTAAAAATTTTTCAAAATTATTTTGTGGTATCAAATTGTTTTCTTAATTTTGCCATCGAAAACCTGATGACAGCAACGAAAACCAAATGACATGACCAGTATGAAGACATGATTAAAGGAAAAGGAAAGTTGCGAAAGGTGGCCGGACACACTTTTATTGACGAGTTCAAGAAGGTATGTAAAAAGCTGCCCGACAATGAAAACTATCTATTCGTTGTTTGTGATGATACGCGAAATAGGAATTTACCTTATCTGTCCTATTTTTTCTCAGTGGTGCTGAAATACA